AACGTCGCCAGGGCGATCACGCCCACACCTGCTGCGCCGCACAGCGCGGCCACACCACATACCATGCCGACGTACAGGCCGCCAGCTGCCAGCAGGCACAGGGCCTTGAACCGGTGCTCCGGCATTGGCGGACGCTCATACTCGAGCGTCACGCCGTTCAGATCAAACCTTACCCTCATTGCGCCGCCTCCAATCCGGGCCTGCTGAACAGGTCGAGCTGGCCCTGAATCTGCCTGTTGAGCGCGGGCGGCACGGGGAAACTGATGGCCTCGCAGGTCTGCTTAATCATCATCCCCACATCGAATGGGCTGGCTCCCATGTCCAGCATCGCCCGGCGCGTCAGCCGCATAAATCCTACCGCGCTGCTGAACGTCACGCCGTCTGGGAGGGCGGGATGGGTGGGGGCGGTAAGGGCCTGCCGCATTTCCTCAAAGGCGGTCACATAGGCGGCAGTGAAAAGGACACCCTTCTTGCCCGTGGTCTTGTTGGCGATCATGTCGCAGCCCTTTTTAGTAATGAGGTAGTTGGGATATGTACGGTTTTGGTTGTCAGTATAGGTGCTTTCAATGAAAAAATCGATCTGGGCGATTTCGCCCTCATCTAAATATTTCGCATAGGTGCGAATGCTCTTCATCAGTTCATTGTGATTCCTACCAACCATCTCCGCCACATCCCGGCTGTCGATGACCTGCTTACCGTGGAAGTCCTGGACTTTCAAGCCGTTCATGCCGCCGTCCTCCCTTCCCGGTAGATGTAGATGTACTTGACGAAACGATAAATGCGGTTGAGCAGTTTTTCATCTGTGATTTTGCACAGCATGTTGTCAATCAGGCCGATAGTCGTAGCTTTCTCGTTCATGCCCGCGCCCTCCCCTCTGCCTTTGCGGCACGGTAGCCCTTGGCCCGGCCATACTCGAACGCTATGCGGATTGCACAATTGGTATCTTCACTGGCAATATCGGATAGCCAAAACAGCTCTTTCAGATTCATATGGTACGGGCTGGTTATCGCCAGCTTCATGTTGGTACGCGCTATGTACCGGTTGATCTTTTCGATTTCGTTCATAGTTACCTCCATAAATTTTTGTTGCATGGAGGCTCCCGGCGTGGTATGATGGATTTACCTGGCGGGAAACCTCCGGGGATTGTGAAGTGACCCGAAACTTTCCACGGTGGCGGGTTACTTCTATTTTTTTAGCCGATCATAGACCTCTTTGATTCCCTGTCGGATAATTTCAGACTTTTTCATCCCAGTAACCAGGGCGCAGTATTCCAGTCGTTGCACATCTTCTTCCGACAGCCTGATTCGTGTATTCAGTGTTTTCGGGTCGTCTGTTGGCCGTCCTTTTGGTGACACAGTTTCACCTCCATTTCTGTATCCATATTTATAGTACAATATTGTGGATACATTTGTCAATAGGTTTTAGAAGAAAATTTGTGGATACATATGGACAGGATACAAGATATGTGGTATTTTGTAGATGGAGGTGGGATTATGGGAAAAATTTTTGATTTTATAAAAAAACTTGGAGGAAACCATAAAGAAATTGAAAGCATCGAGGAAAGCCGTTTAGACGAACTTATTGATGAATTGCAAGAATCCTTAAAGGCAGACATCGCGCCATCTAGTGTACAACCTACACTTACTCCCATTTCAGAAACACAGGAACGGGCGAAATATCATCTTACTTTTTCTAAAGGAATTTCTCCAAAAGAAAATATAAACCAAAATATATACGATATGACAGAAGAACTTAGAGAACTTGAATCAGAATTGGAAGAAAAGCGAGCAGAGATAGATTGTATCGAAAAAATGTGTATAAATAGAATAAATTCTGTTTCTGAAAGGAAGAAAAAGGAAATTTCTAAATTAATAAGAGATCTTTTGGAAAAGCAACGAGAGGTTGATAAAAAAATTAAAGATTTTCGAATGGGGCTTTTGGAAACAGAGTACCGATCTTTAGATTGGCTTAACCGTATTGATAAGAAAGAAACCGAAATATTCGAAGAAATACGAAATAAGGTTGATCTGTTTAATGCGTGCAATGCATCTCCTATTGAGGATGGATTCGACTTTGAAAAGACTTTTGCAAAAGCTTTAGAAAATAACAATTTTTGCGAAATTAAAGTAACGAAAAAAAGTGGAGACTTTGGAGCTGATATTTTAGCAGAAAAAGACGGAATAAAGTATGTAATACAATGTAAATATTATTCATCTCCTGTTGGAATAGATTCTATTCAGCAAGTATATGCCGCAAAGATATACTATTCTTCCCATGTAGCAGTTGTTGCAACAAACAGCGTTTTTACCAAAGCTGCAAAGATCCTTGCAGAAGAAACAGGGGTTATTCTTTGGGATGGTGAAAAGGTGAATGCTATGCTGGGCTCTTGAAATTTCTACTATCCATTCTACGAGAGAAGCCAAGAGATTTCTCAAAAATACAACCTCCGCTATAAAAGTAGCGGAGGTCTAAATTCCTATCCCTTCCAGTAATGTCCACAATCCTTACAGACGAACATTCTCTGGTATTTGATCTTGTTTGATGTAACTTCTTTACTTGTTGACGATCCTTTGTACTTCTTTTTTCTCCCAATCCGTAACAATGCCATCGGAATAAAGGCAAAAATCCACAGAAAAAGTTCTATCATCCACCACCACCAACCGATAAAACACCACCAAAGGCAACCGCGACCTTTTTCTTTATATTTTGACTTGGTGTAGGTCTTTGTTACGCTACCTTGATTCTCCTGTATAACTTGAACATCTACATTGTCACTACCACACTTTGGGCAGATCATCCTGCTACCGTCGTTCCCCATATCTTCCCAACCCTCCCCAAACTCAGGGTACACACCCTGTAAAAGGGATGATACCACACCCCTCGCCAGAAATCAACAAATATTTGGGTGGTTATACAGGCGGGGGATACGGGCTGCTCAAGCGGCAAATCTCATAAACGCCTTTAGCGGAGTAAAGACATGTATCGTACATCTTCCCGTCAGTACCCCTCAATTTGAGGGTAACTGAAAACTTGTTTATGTTGAGCCAGGGCAGGCGGCAAGGCTATCCGCTTTTCGGTCCGCGAAACCTAGCCCCGGCGGTCAACCGTTGAAAATCAAAATTTCCGCTATCTCTATGAGGTTGTCAAGGTGCAATGCGGCTCAATCTATTTGAGCCACGGGTCAAATGCAGCGTCATCCTGGGCGGTATACTTGGTTTTCAAGTCTACCAGCTGCCGGTTGCGGCGGTAGAATTCCTGATCCGTCTTATCCAGCGGCTTGCCACGGGCCATATGGTCACGGATACGAACCACCTGTGCAAAGGTGCAGTCCCCGATCTCGTTGTATGCAGCCAGGAATGTCCACCAGTGCATGTACTCCACTGCCCGGATCTCCCGACCGGTGACACGGTTGATAGGGGCGACAATATGCCGGAAGTCCTGCTCCCAGTCCACCAAACGCGGCGATTTTTTCTCTGGCGTTTCGTCTGCTCCGCCGTTAATGAACCACATGCACTTCCGCAGCGCATCCTCGTAGTGTTCAGGAGGCATGTCCTCCAGGTCGGGATAGAATATCTCCAGGGCCACAGCAGCCCGCTCCTGTCCATCCAGTTCCGGGTCGGAGAGGGCGGCGCAGATATCCAGGATCGCCCGGTAGTCCGAGCGGATATGGTACCATGCACCGCCCACCTCTAACCGAGCGGGCAGGCGGTCATTCCATGGGCTACCCATTCTCGCGGGACTTCCGGTACTTAGCTGTGTACTTGGCCATACGGTCATTGCGCTTGGCCATGTTCTCCCTTACGCTGTCATCCATCTTATCAACGATGGCAAAGATAAAGTTCTCGATGACTGTCAGGCCATCCGCCAGGGCGAACAGGCGCAGCTCCTGGAACACTTCACTGCTGAAGCCCTCCCCGAAAACGGAATCCACCGCATCCCTCATGCGCTTATCGCAGAGACGCGCATAATCGAAGAACTTCGACGGGTCGTCCGTCTTTTCCTTCTTCTTATCCTCGTCCTGCTGGATAGCCTCCAGCTTTCCCAAGAGGCTGTAGAGTGTGTCCAGGAAACCAACATCCGCCGGGTTGAAGCGGATGATCCTGCCGCCGTTTACCTTCATCTCAACAACGCCAGTCGCAAAAATCAGCTCTTCCATCAGACCTCATCCCCCTTTCTCTCCACATAGGAGAACGCAGACGCTTCTGCGGCTTTCGGCGTGAAGGTGATGACCCCATCAGAGGAGACGCTGGCTGTCCCCACTTCCCTGGTACCGCCAAAGGTGACGTCAATGGGCATGGTCAGCGTACCGCCGCCTGCGCCGCCCAGACCCGTGGGCTTGACCATGGAGCTGGGATACCGCTCGGCAAAGACGCCGCCGCTCTCGTCCACAGCGTAGAGGTGGATACGCAGCAGGTCCTGGTTGCAGAGGGCGGGTGCATCCTGATCCACTACAGCCAGGTTCCACACATGCTGCTGGTACTCATCGCCCGCGTCCAGCTCGCAGGGGTCGAAGGTCTGCGTGATAACCGGTGTCTTCATGGTGGTGTAGGTATCGCCCAGGATATCCTTCTTGGTTTCCTCGCCCCAGTCCAGCTCGGCGGAGCTGTCTTCCACACGCTTGCCCAGCCTGCCCCACTTCGGGGATTCGTAGGTGCCGCTGTTGCCGCAGCATAAATATTGCTTTCTGTCTACCACCTGTCCAGGCGGCGTATTGAATTTAAAAGCCATGTTTTGCCTCCTTTTTTAGATAAACCACGGGTCTGTGGTTGGGAATTCCTTGACGAATTGGACAGAGAGCTGCACCATATAGGTAGCCAAGCCCTCGTCCTGGGCGTCGTACAGGACGCCGTTTTGGGCTGCGATATGCTCCTTGGCAGGGACGTCCCCAAATATCGGTGAAAGCCCCCTGGCGGACTGCTCCTGAACCCACTCCTGGAAGTCCATCAGCCAATCCGCATTGACAGCGGCTCCCGCCCCGTCCCCTGGGGCTTTCTCGAGAACGTAGTACAGCCCGAAATTGTACTGGTTGGTCACGGTGACATTACCAAACAGGTCTGTTTTCCGGCTGACCTCCACCAGCCCGGAGGGGAAAATCCCCCCATTGGCTGGGATCTGGTCGGTGAAGTCCACTTGGAACTCCTGGAGGATATCCGCGCCGGGATAGCTCTTGACGAATCCGGTAATCTTCTCCAGTGCGGTCATCGTCCGGCCCTCCTGTTGGCATAGTTCTGCAAATCCGCCTGCATAGCGGCCCCCTCTTCGGCAATCAGGCGGCGATCCCAATCGGGTCCTGCCTTGGGGTTCTTGGACTTGTTATAGGTAATTTCCCGGTCACTCTCCACCTTTTTCACGTCCTTCCGGGAACGCCAGCCGTTGGGGGTCAGGAAACCAGCGGCGCCAGTATCCGGGTCAACCATCACCATGCCGTTATAGAGCATCCTGGCATACGGTACATCCACGTGGATAAACGGTTCATCCGCTGGGCTCTGGACAATCATCAGCTTGATGGTAGCCCCTGACCGGTATGGCATGTATTTCTGGATGCGGCGGCGGACATTGGCGGTATGGAACCGCTGCACATCCCCCTTGGCGGTGATGCCAAGCCCCTCCATGACGGAGCGGACTGGTGCCATATTCACTTTGATGTGACCGACAACGTTCATGTTACCCTCCCGCCTCCACATGGACCATGCGGCCCTTCCAATACTTTGGGTCTACCCATTTGACCACCACCAGCCCAGGGACCACAGAGGGGACAAATTTACGCCATTCTACTGTAGTCGCGACCTCCGGACCCTCCCCCAGCAGAACCTTATCCCCAGCGGCTACAGTGCTCTCGTTGCATGGGATAACCAAGAGGAAACTATTGACCTCCGTGCTGCCGGTCTTCCCTACACCTTGCACCTTCTTGAAGTCCAGGAATGCGCCGTTTTCGATCACCTGCCGCGTGACGGTATCCTTACCATCCCAGCGGTAGACCGTCACCGTCTGATTGCACAGCCGGTAATCCACAATGCCAGCGCGTCGTTTAATTGTGACCATCAGCCAGCCCCCCGGTAAATGTCCAGATACCGGATGGCGCATCGGTATAACTCCTGAGCCTGTCCCTTTGGACTGAGATCTACGGTCTGCGCCGGTGCGCCATAGCTGACGGAAACACTTCCGATGGCGGCGGATTGTACCGGCCCAGCCTCCCCGCTGGCGATCAGGTCGAAGCCGTACAGGGCATCTGCTATCGCACACACCGCCAGGCTCTCTCCGTCCGGCAGTTCATCCGGTACAGTGACTGTGTAAATGCGCTTGTACCGGGCAATCTGATCCTCCGCACGGGTAGAATAGGCCGGCCATTCCTCGTATGGGATGGAACTGCCGTGGTAGCTATCCGTATAAAATGCGTAGTTCGTCATATCCGCCGCCCTTCCGGTTACTTCGTCCTTGCAGCAGAAGCGGCGGCGGCAGAAGTGGCAGAGATATTGAACATAATCGCGCTCTTGCGCTTGTTCAGGATGAACACATCCCCATAAGCCTCTTCAAAGTAAATCCACTTGCCCTCAGACCCCGCGCTGGGGCTGTCGAGCTGGGCAAAGGTGTACTTCTCCGGGGTGATGACAGCGGAGGGGTGGACCAGAATCATGTTGATCTGCTGGGCGTTCTCGCCCGCCTTCCAACCCTCGGTGAAGTCATACTTGGTCTTCATCAGAGCGGAGGGCACATCCTCAATGCGCACTTCCTCCAGAGAAGACACGGCCCTCTGGATCGCCGCGTCGCCGTTCTGGATGAATCTAGTCAGCTCCTTGGCGTT